CATCATAGTCGTCTTTATCATCAAAATATTTTTCTATGGCGATCTGATGATTGATGGTTACACCATATAACTTGAACATTAGATTTCTAGTTGCATCACCAACTTCTTTGTGGAATTTGCTCTTATTTTTCGTGTAGTAATCCTGGTTCATTGTAAAAACCTGCTGCATATATACAGATCCCAGAGAGTCTAGAATTGGTTCACCAAAGTTCTCGGAAACACGTGTCATCCACCTAGCAATAGAATATATAATCGGACAGCCAGGATAACTGTAAAGTAAACTCAAGGCCTTGCTTCTAAATAATTGTTTCATGACTCCGTCACCCGCAGAAACATATTTTCTATTTGTCCAAAAGAGCCCTGCCAGCAAATTGAATGGATTGCGTACAACAATACTCTCATTCATGTCATAAACCATGCCACAGAAACTAGCTTCACTTAATTCATCAAAAACGTCTATTTTGATGTTGAAACCCAATTCAGCAAAATCTTCAGAAGTTGGAATGTAACTTTCAAGTCGTGTGCAGCCATCATCACCCTCATCAACTTGTCTAACTTCACGCCAATCAATTCCGTTCTCGCTCAATATGAACAGCATCATGATCATATTGGACCAGCCATTAGCCAAACTGGTAGTCATCTCTCCACTCATTCTTCTAGCTTCCAAATATAAGGTCAGATCTTTGAAATCCACCACATTAATTCCCCCAATTACATCTCTCATGAGCTGAGCTATTTCAGGTCCATCTTCTAACTCTGAAAGCAAATACTCATACAGTGGGAATTCTAATGCGTCCATCTGTTCTACACCAAATAAAGACTCAAATGAAATGTAATCCGTAGAAGCATACTTACAGCCAGCCTTGTAAAGATAATCAAACATGTATTGTGGTCGTTCAGCAACAGGTATATGTTTAATAAAATATGGTAGAGCATATACCGCAGTTTCCATTAATTTAACATAGGGTCCAAATATGCATTTTATCTCATCCATCCTAGAATATATACCTCTAGGCAACTTTGGGTCATCATAATCTTCATCCTTAACAAAACCATGTACACGTCTGTATCCCAACCTATGTTTGTTATCTATTTCGATGTATTTCTTATATAGGTCGATTTTTCTAACACCTGAATAATTTGTGTTTTCAGCCCAAGCTTTGAAGGAAACATCCTCAATTCTCTGGATAGGTTTCAACAGTTCCCTCATAACCATCATATTAAATTCTTTCAACCTCTTCAATTTTTCTGGGTTAAATGGTGGTGGTTTGCACATAATGCGTTTCCTTAAGCCACATATCAAAGTTTTCGTATCCGAGGGATCAGCAACGAATTTCTTAAATGGAAACTTCGTCAGCATTTGGGTTGATAGGACAGGCCTCTTGTTTGGTTCATTTTTCACCTTAGATTTGAGTTTTATATAGGACTTGTCTTTCAGTTCTGGCAGCTTGGGACACTTGGCGATTTCCACTTCACCGACTCTATATCCACGACAAACCCTCCTTTTTCTTTTGTATGGGATGTTTTTCCTATGTTTTCCAATTAATACAGAATCGAACGTTACCGTGTTGGCTATCATGTCATCTTCAGTCAATATTCTATCTTTATCATAATTTATTCCCTGTATTGTTCTAGCTGCTTTTTCTATCCTGTCTCTGGCCATATTATGGGACATCATGGTGCTTGTGACTATAGGAGCAACACTTTGGGATGCAATTTCCAATGACACAGTTTTCAGACCCAAATTCTTCTTAGTTTTATAGCCGTATTTTCCACATAATGAGTTTAACTTAATGAACATTCTCCCCGCCATATTTCTTGGTTTTAATTCAGAGGTCACTTCAAATTTAGCTAAACGTGCATTTTTCAATTTCAATTCACCGCGATCATTTATTGCACGACAATCCATTTTTGGACTCTCAATATGATTAGAAAAACGCCATTCTTGTACTTCCTTAAGGTACCCATTGAGATTCATTTTCG